GGAGGGGCTGGGGACCGCGAAGGGCTTCGCGATCCTGGCCGATGCCGTGACCATCGGGGACGGCGAGCACGCCGAGGCCGCCGCGTACTTCGAGGGCGACTTCAACGAGGCCGAGGTGGTCCTGCCCTGGCTCCAGGAGGGGGACGACCGGGAGGCGGCTCTGGATCTGGCGCGCGAGCCGCTGCGCCAGGCGAAGATATTCCTGCGCCCCTGCGAGAACTAGGCGCATTAGCTGAGGAGGTATGGACATGGACATGAAGGACTGGTACGACCCGAAGACCCTGCGCGGGGTGATCCGGAAGGCGGTGCCCCTGCGCACGTTCTTCAAGACGCGGTACTTCAACAGCCCGGTGACCTTCCCGACGGAGACCGTGAGCTTCGAGTTCCAGGAGGACAGGCGTCGCCTGGCCCCCTTCGTGAACCCGCGCATCGGATCCGAGGCCATGAGCCGCGACGGGTACGGCGTCCGGACCTACAGCACGCCGCTGGTGGCCCCGGAGCGGGCGATCACCAACGACACCCTGATGCAGAAGCTCCTGGGCGAGGCCGAGTGGAACAGCGGCGTCACGCCCGAGGAGCGGGCCGCCAAGATCGTGGCCCAGGACGTGCTGGACCTCCAGGACGCCATCTGGCGCAGGGAGGAGCTGATGTGCGCCCGCGTGAAGCAGGACGGGCGGCTGACGATCAAGGGCAACGGCGTCAACGAGGTGGTGGACTACGGCTTCCAGAACGTCACCACCGTGGGGGCGTCGGACCGCTGGGCCCCCACCTTCGACGTCATGGGGCAGCTGGCCGACGTGGCCCGCGAGATGCGCAAGGACGGCGTCAACCCCGACATGCTCATCCTGGGCTGGAAGGCCGCGAAGGCGCTGCTGGACAACGAGAAGGTGCTGAAGCTCCTGGACAACCGGCGGGTTGAGATCGGCGAGATCCGGCCCGCCGAGCTGGGGAGCGGCGTCGGATACCTGGGGCGGATCATCACTCCGGGCGCGTCCTTCGACCTGTACACCTACGAGGAGTGGTATCCCGACGAGAACGACCTGGACGCCGAGGGGCAGCCGACGCTGAAGCCCATCGTGGACCCGGAGACGGTCATCGTCCAGAGCTCCAGCGAGCGGAACTCCATGCTGTACGGCGCGATCACCTACGTGGACGACAGCGGCGAGTTCGTCACGCGCATGGAGGAGTACGTCCCCCGCAGCTGGTTCACGCAGCGCCCCTCCCAGAAGTTCGTCAGCATCAGCAGCCGCCCCCTGCCCATGCCCCACGACCTGAAGAGCTGGGTGGTGCTGAAGGGCGTCGTCACCGGCGGCGTCTAGGGTGGCGCTCATGGAGATCGTGCTGAGGCGGGGGAGGCTCCTGGCGGGTGGGAAGTTCTACCGCGCCGGGGACGTGATCCCCGACGGGCCGGATGCGCGCGATCTGGTGGCGCGGGGGGACGCCGAGGCCGTGGCCCCCCCCGAGCCCGCGCCCTCGCCCTCCACCGAGGGCCCCGCCGGGGGCACCGCAGAGGGCTACGGCGACCGGACCGTCCGGGAGCTGGTGGAGATGGTGAAGGCGCGGGGGCTGGACGTCCCCAGGGGGGCGACGAAGGCGGCCCTGGCCGCGATCCTGGACGAGGACGACGCCCGCCACGGCCCGGACGAGGACGATGGATACGGCGACCCGTGAGATCTACGAGGGCGGGGGGACCTTCCGGGACCAGGTGGCGCGGGACCTGGACGACGGGGCGGTCTGGTTCGACATGGACGAGTTCGCCCGCTTCCACGACATCGACGGGGCGAAGGTCCTCTCCGTCTTCACGGGCGACACGCGGAGCCAGCGCATCGACGTGCGCATGATGGGCGACGAGCGCACGGCGGGCGTGTACAAGAGCCGGGGCGTCCTGTTCGTCCGGGCGCAGGAGGTCGAGGGCGTGAACGCCGAGCAGCCCCTGCGCCTGGACGGGCGGCTGTACACCGTGGCGGACGCGCGGCTGCTCCAGGGGCAGGTCTGGCGCATCGTACTGGAGGCGAACGAATCGTGATAAAGGTGTCGGAGGAGGGGTTGGCGCGGGCCAACGCGGCGCTCCAGCGCGTGCCGGGGGCCTTCCCCCGCGCCGTGGCGTCGGCGGCCAACCGGGCGGCGGACGGGATGCGGACCGACGCCGTGCGGGAGACGAAAGAAAAATATTTCGTGAAGGCCGGCGACGTCAGAAAGACGATCACCTTCAGGAAGGCCACGGCGGGCTCCATGATCGCGGAGATGATCTCGCGCGGGAAGCGGAAGGGGCTGAGGGAGTACAAGCTCTCCCCCGCGTCCCCGAGGCGGGGGCAGCGCCCGCAGCTCAAGGGGGCCGTGAAGCGGTCGGGGGGGCTGAAGCCCCTGGGCCCGGCCTTCCTCGTGCGGAGGGGGAGCGGCTACGTCCCGTTCTACCGCACTGGGAAGGGGAGGTGGTCGATGGAGGGCCTTGTGTCGCCGTCCATCCCCCAGATCGTGAAGAACAAGGAGACGGTCAAGGTGATCGAGACGAAGGGCGCTGAGCGCTTCGAGAAGCGCCTGGACCACGAGGTCCTGCGCCTGCTGGGGGTGACGAGATGACGGCGATGATGCTGTTGGACGCGCTGGTGGCGCGGATGGAGGAGCTCTTCGCGGGGTGGACGCTCACGGCGAAGGATGGCTCCCGGCAGGCGGTGAAGGTCTTCGCCCAGTATCTGCCGCAGCCGAAGGCCGTGACGGTGAAGCCGAAGGGGGACGCCCCCATCCAAGCCCCCGAAGGGTACGGGCCAGCGGATATCGAGAGCTGCTTCCCCTGCGTCGTCGTGCGTCTGGACGAGGGGCGCGACAAGGAGGAGGGGGCGCTGGACGCCGCGCGGGCGGACGTCCACATCCTGGTGGGCGCGTATGACGAGAGCCCGGACTGCCAGGGATACCGCGATGTGGTGAACGTCATCGAGGCGGTGCGCCAGGACCTGCTGGCGATGCCGGGGCGCGTCCTGGACCGGAAGTGGCGGCTGGAGATCCCCACGCGGTGGTATCTCTTCGACGACCAGCCCTGGCCCGTCTGGTTCGGCCAGATCGAGACGACGTGGGAGATCGGGCGGCCCCTGATGCCGCCGCGCAACGACAGACCGAGGAGGTAGGAGCATGGCGAAGGGAAAGAGCGAGGACCTGCGCGAGGGGCTGGACGCCCCAGCGCCGGAGATCGCCGTCGAAACGGCGCAGGCACCGGAGGAGGCGAGATGCGTGAGGACGAAGGCACAGGGCACCGTGATCTACGTGGGCCCGAACATCCCAGGCGGGGCGCTCCAGCGGTTCCAGGTCTTCAAGGGGGGCCTGCCCCCCTACGTGGAGAAGGTGGTCGAGAAGATCCCCGAGGCGGGCGGCCTCATCGTCCCCGTGTCGGAGCTGGAGACCATCAGGCGCAAGATCGAGACGCCGGGCTCGAACGAGGCCCGGCTCTTTTATGCCGTCCAGCGGGCGGCGAAAGGGGTGAGGTGACATGAGCTTCAGGCATGGCGTATACAAGTTCGAGGTGCCGACCTCGCTGGTGCCGCCGGTCCGCACCGAGGCGGGGCTGCCCGTGTTCGTGGGGACGGCTCCGATCCACCTGGGGACCGCCGACGAGGCGATGTCCAACGTGGATCGGCCGCAGTTGGTCCACAGCTACGCCGAGGCGGTGGCGCTGTTCGGCTGGTCGAAGGACTGGGAGAAGTACACGCTCTGCGAGGCCATCTATTCGCAGTTCGCGCTCTTCGCCGTCACGCCCTGCGTCCTGATCAACGTGCTGGACCCCAGCCGCCACAAGGAGACGGCGGCCCCGGCGGCCTTCGCCATCGAGGACGGCGCGGCGGCCCTGGGCCAGGACGTGATCCTCTCCGAGGGGGTGACCATCGAGGGCGTGGAGGGCTGCAAGGCCGGCGTGGACTACTCCCTGGGGTACGACGCCCAGGGGGGCGCGGTGCTGAGCGTCATCGCCGGCGGGAAGCTGGCCAGCGCCGCCAGCGTCACGGTGGGCTTCACGCGCATGAAGCCCTCGCTGGTGACCGAGGAGGACATCATCGGCGGCGTGGACGCCGCGACCGGCGACTACAAGGGCCTGGAGCTGGTCAACTCCGTGTTCCCGAAGTTCCGCCTGGTGCCGGGGCTCCTGGCCGCGCCGAAGTGGTCGCAGAAGCCGGCGGTGGCCGCCGTCATGCGCGCGAAGATGGAGAGCATCAACGGGCACTTCACGGGGTGCGCCGTGGTGGACGTCCCCAGCGACGCGGCGGGCGCGGACCGGTACACGGAGGTGCCGGGCTGGAAGCAGCAGAACAACTACGTCTCGGAGCGGCAGATCGTCTGCTGGCCGAAGGTGAAGCTGGGCGACGACACCTTCCACCTCTCCACGCAGGTGATCGGCCTGATGAATCAGATCGACGCCAGCAACCAGGACGTGCCCTACGAATCGCCGTCGAACAAGGTCCTCCAGGCGAACGCCTGCGTGACGGCGGCGGGGAAGGAGATCGCCCTGGGGCAGGAGCAGGCCAACTACCTCAACGGCGAGGGCGTCGTCACGGCGCTCAACTGGATCGGAGGCTGGCGCGCGTGGGGCAACCGGACCGGGGCCTACCCCGCCACCACCGACCCGAAGGACGCCTTCATCCCAATCAGGCGCATGTTCGACTGGATCGGCAACGAGTTCATCTTGACCTTCTGGCAGAAGGTGGACAAGCCGATGACGCCGCGCCTGATCCGGAGCATCGTGAACAGCTACAACGTGCGCTTGAACGGGCTCGCCGCGCGGGAGTTCATCCTGGGCGGGCGCGTGGAGTTCCTGGAGACGGAGAACGCGCTGACGGACCTGATGGACGGCATCCTGCGCTTCCACATCTACGTCACGCCGCCGCCCCCTGCGGAGCAGATCGTGGGCATCCTGGAGTTCGACCCGCGATACTTCAGCACGCTGTTCGAGTCCGTGGCCTAGGAGGTGGGATAGATGAGCAACATCATCGCGGAGAAGGGGATAAACTTCGCCGTCTACTACGAGGGCGAGGACCAGCTGGGCGTCGCCGAGGGGGAGTTCCCGACCCTGGAGGCGATGACGTCCGAGGTGAAGGGCGCGGGCATCGCCGGCGTGGCGAACACGCCGGTGTTGGGGCACTTCAACAGTATCACGATGACGCTGAAGTGGCGCAACACCACCGACGCCTTCGTGAAGCTGGCCGCCCACAAGGCCCACGAGTTGGACCTCTACTCGGCCCAGCAGGACTACGACGCGGGGGTGGGGGAGTACAGGGAGAAGGCCGTCCACATCTTCCTGCGCGGCGTCCCCACCACGTCCACCATGGGCAACCTCGTGGTGGGCGATTCCGTGGAGCCGGAGACGGAGATCGAGGTCCTCTACCTCAAGCTGGAGATCGACAACAAGGAGAAGATCGAGCTGGACAAGTACAACTACATCTTCAAGGTCGACGGGACGGACTACCTCACCGGCGTCCGGTCCGCCCTGGGAAAGCAGTAGGGGGCGGGCCGCATGAAAGTGAAGCTGACCAAGCCCCTGCGCCACAAGGGCGCGGAGCTCCGTGAGCTGGACGTCGACGTGGAGGGGCTGACCGGGCGGGACCTGCTGGACGTGGAGCAGGAGATCTTCCGCTCGGGCAAGATCCTCGTGATGGCGGACTTCGCCAAGGTGTATCTGATCCGGGTGGCCGCGCGGGCGGCGCGTATCCCCGTGGAGGTCCTGGAACAGCTGCCCGCGCGCGACTTCAACGCCGTCACGAACGAGGTCCAGGCTTTTTTGACCGGCTCGGGCTCCGAGACCAGCGAGACCGCACAGGACGGAGCCCCGGAGCCCGCCCCGGCAACATCCTCCGCAGGATAGCCGTGCGCCTGGCGCGGGCCGACACGGGGACGCCGGTCACCGAGTGGCTGCGCGTCCCCGTGGCCGAGCTGCCGGAATGGTGCGCGATCGTGGAGGAGGAGGGCAGGCTCCTCCAGCGGGAGCTGGAAAAGGAACGGGCGAGGAGGCGGTAGGCCGTGGCCAACGCGTATCAGATACAGTTCAACATCGGCGCGACCCTGGGGAGCTCCTTCGGCGGGGCCTTCGGCGGTGCCGCCCGGACCATGGGCGAGCTCCAGAAGCGCATGGCCTCCCTGGGGAAGGGGCAGGAGCAGATCGCCGCCTTCCAGAGGATGCAGGGCGTCGTGGCCCAGAGCGGGGAGCGCCTGGCACGGGCCCGCGCCCGCGTCCGGGAGCTGGGCGACCAGATGCGCTCGACGGCCACGCCCTCGGCGACGCTCCAGCGCCAGCTGGGCCGCGCCAGGGAGGAGGCCCAACGGCTGGAGGCCCGCTTCCTCAGCCAGCGGCGGGAGCTTTCCGGGCTGCGGCGGGAGATGGTGCAGGCCGGCGTCGACACCGGCGCGCTGGGGGCGCACCAGGCCCGCCTCGCCGCCCAGTCGGACCGCCTGGCCCAGGCGCAGCAGCGGCTCCAGCGCTCCCGTGCCGCCCTGGAGGGGACCAAGAAGTCCCTCTCCTGGGGCAACATCAAGGGGGACGTGATGGCCTCCGCCGGGCTGGCGGTGGCCCTGGGGGCCCCCGTGAAGGTGGCCGCCGACTTCGAGCAGGCGATGGCCCGCGTCGGCGCGGTGTCCGGGGCCACGGGCGAGGACTTCGCCAAGCTCCAGGCCCAGGCCCGCCAACTGGGGCGCGACACCCAGTTCACCGCCACGCAGGCGGCGAACAGCCAGGAGAACCTGGCCCGCGCGGGATTCACCACCGACCAGATCATCGCCGCCATGCCGGGGCTCCTGAACATGGCCGCAGCCGAGGGGATGGACCTGGCGACGGCGGCGGACATCGCGGCCAGCACCCTTCGGGGCTTCCGCCTGGAGGCGGATGCGTCCGGACGGGTGGCCGACGTCCTGGCGCAGACCTCGGCGGCGAGCAACACCAGCATCTCCACCATCGGCGAATCCATGAAGTACGTCGCCCCCATCGCGGCGGGGCTGAAGATCCCCCTGGAGGAGACCGCCGCCATGATCGGCGTCATGGGCGACGCCGGCATCAAGGGCTCTGTGGCGGGGAACGCGCTGAAGTCGGCGCTGACCCGGCTCTCGAAGGAGCCCAAGCAGACGGCGGACGCCCTGGCGAAGCTGGGTATCAAGGCCCGCGACGCGAACGGGCGGCTGCGCACCCTGCCCAGCCTCATGGGGGCCCTCTCGCAGAAGATGAAGGGCATGGGCGAGGCCGAGCAGATGGAGCACCTCACGAAGATCTTCGGCGCTGAGGCCGCTTCGGGGATGCTGGCGATCATGAACGCGGTGGAGACGGGGAGCCTGGAGAAGCTCACCGAGAAGCTGCGGGACGCGGACGGGGCGGCGCAGAGCATGGCCGACCGGATGAACGCCACCGCCCAGGGGGCGCTGAAGCGCCTAGGGTCCGCCACGGAAAGCGTGATGATCGACATGGGGAACGTCCTCATCCCGACCGTCACGGAGGGCGTGGACGCCCTGGCGGGCTTCGCGGCCAGCATCTCGGATCTGGCGCAGCGCTTCCCCGCCGTAACGAAGGTGGTCGTGGGGAGCGTCGCCGCGCTGGCCGGGTACAAGATCGCGGTCACCGTGGGCGGCATCGCCTGGACCGCCGCGAAGCTGCCCTTCCAGCACGCCGCCGTGCTGCTGGACACCATCCGCGCGCGGGCGCTCCTCAGCGGGAAGGCATCGCTGTTCATGGCGGCGAAGACGAAGATCGTCTCCGCCGCGACGAAGATCTGGACCGGCATCCAGTGGGCCTGGAACGCGGCCATGAGCGCCAACCCCATCGGCCTGGTCATCGCGGGGGTGGCGGCGCTGATCGCCATCGGGTACGCGCTGTACCAGAACTGGGACCGGGTGAGCGCGGCGCTCATCGCCGGCTGGGACTGGGTCTGGGGGAAGGTCCGGGACTTCGGGGCCTGGCTCCTGAAGGGCTTCTCCTGGGACGGCATCGTGAAGGGCTGGGAGACGGCGAAGGACCTCGTCGCCCAGGGCTGGGAGAGGCTGAAGGACCTGTTCACCAGCGACTGGGCCGCCGGCGTCTGGGACGGGCTGGTCGCCGGGGCCAGCAAGGCCTGGGGCCTGATCCGCGAGGGGTGGAACGGCCTCATGGGCTGGATCGGCGCGGGCGTGGACAAGGTGGGCGACGCATTCGCCGGCGCGTGGGGCTGGATGAAGGAGATTGCGGGCTTCGGCGAGAGCCCCGAGATGGCCGAGGAGGCGATGTTGGCCGCCCAGGTCGGGGACATCACGATGCTCAACAAGATGAGCGAGGGCTTCGCCCAGCGGGTGGCCGAGATGACGGCGGCCTGGGCCCCCTTCCGGGACAGCCTGGGGACGGGCTTCAGCAGCATCTTCGTCATCATGCGGGACATCGGCACGCTCATCAGCGGCACCGTCGTCCCGGCGGTGGAGGAGCTGGCCCGGACCCTGGCGGGCATCGCCCCGAGCGTGGAGGCCGTGGCCCAGGCTGCCGGGATCAAGTCGCCCGCACGCGCCGCGCCGAAGCAGCGGGGCGGCTGGTTCTCCGCCCACGCGGAGGGCGGCATCTTCACGCGCCCGCACGTCGGGATGGTGGCCGAGGCCGGCTCCGAGGCGGTGATCCCGCTGGAGGACCGGGCGCGGGGCGTCCCGCTCTGGATGGCCGCCGGCGAGGAGATGGGCGTCCGCTTCGGAGGCGGATCCACCACGACGAACGAATACAACACCGTGGCCCCGAACATCACGGTGAACGTCTACGGCGGCGACGAGCGCACCGCCCAGCAGGCCCGCGAGGGCGTCTGGGAGGCCCTGCGGGAGTGGGAGGACCAAAGAGCGAGGGTGAGTTTCGCATGAGGACATATCGCACGAGACAGGGCGACACGTGGGACATGATCGCCCTGCGCCTCTGGCCGGACCTGGGGGCGGAGAAGCTCATGGACCGGCTCCTGGAGGCCAACAGCGCCCACCGGGGCGTGGTGGTCTTCGGTGCCAACGTGATCCTGGACGTCCCGGAGGTCTCCGTGCCCGTGGTGGCGGACCTCCCGCCATGGAGGCGGCGCTGAGATGGCCCTGGACGCGCACCCGGCGCGCCGGGCGAACGTGACCCTGCACTACGACGGCACGGACATCTCGGCGGACCTGGCCCCGTACCTCATCGGGTTCACGTACACCGAGAACGCCAGCGACCAGGCCGACGACATCGCCGTGGTCCTGGAGGACCGGGAGGGGCGCTGGCGCGGGGCGTGGTTCCCGGACAAGGGCTCGACGCTCACCGCCGCCATCGTGACCCACGAGTGGAACGGGCCGAACGCATCCTGGGCCATGCCCTGCGGGGTGTTCCAGATCGACCAGATCGAATGCAGCGGGAAGCCCACCCAGGTGACGATCAAGGCCGTCTCGACCCTGACCAAGACCCACATGCGCCAGGAGCGCTCCACGCGGACCTGGGAGAACGTGTTCCTATCGTCCATCGCGCGGGACATCGCGAAGAAGTGCGGGCTGACGCTGTTCTGGGATTCCGAGACGGACCCGCTCCTGGAGGTCCGGACGCAGGTGGAGACGTCCAACCTCAGCTTCATCCAGTCCCTCTGCCGGGATTACGGGCTGGGCGTGAAGGTGGCCGACGAGCAGCTCATCATCTACGACGAGGAGGAATGGGAGGCGCGCCCGGCGAGCGGGAGCATCGCCTTCGACGACGGGCGGGTGGAGAAGTACTCGTTCACCTCGAAGACCAACGACACCTACAAACAGGCGCATCTCCAGTACCACGACCCCGTGAAGGACGAGACGTTCAGCGTATACGCCTCCGACGACGTGGAGGGGACCGAACGCATCCTGGAGATGAACCAGAAGGCCGACAGCCCCACCGACGCGCGGAGGATGGCGGAGAAGCGCCTCCACGACCGGAACAAGCGGGAGATGACCGGCTCGGTGACGCTCATGGGGAGCATGGGCTTCTCGGCGGGGGACAACGTGGAGATATCGGGCTGGGGGAACTTCGACGGCAAGTGGACCATCGAGAAGGTCACGCACAGCATCGGACGCAGGGGGGCGTACACCACGAAGCTGGACCTGCGGATGGGCGGCTCGGAGAAGAAGGCGAAGGCCAGCGCGAAGGCCGCCTCGGGCGGGGGGGCCGCGCCGGCGGACGAGGGCTTCGACGTCTACGGGAAGTGAGGCGACGCGGATGCAGGCGACCAGAGGGGAAGAGGCCGCCGCCATGGGGCGGTTCGGCTACGTGAGCGCGTATGATCCCGCGCGCCACATGGCGCGGGTGATGTTCCCGGACAAGGGGGAGCTGGTCTCCGCCTGGCTGCCCGTGGCGGTCCCGAACACGAAGAAGGACGGCGACGAGCGGCCCCTGGACGTGGGGGAGCACGTCTACTGCAACATGCTGGGGAACGGGCTGGAGGTCGGGATCGTCCTGGGCGCGTTCTGGGACGACAAGAACAAGCCCAAGCGGGGCGACAAGGACGTGCGCCAGGTGACCTTCGACGACGGGGCCGTGGTGTCCTACGACCGGAAGGAGCACCGGCTCACGGTCCAGCTGCCGCCGGACCCGGAGGCCGTCGTGGAGATCGCCGCGCCGAAGATCGTGCTGCGCGGCGAGGTGGTCCGCGAGCGGTACGAGGAAGCACCATGATCGGCTCGCTGGGCGGGGTGGTGTTCGAGGCGTCCTCGGAGCGGGTGCGGACCTTCCAGGACCTCTCGATGCAGCGGGGGGCGAACTACGCCGAGCACGAGGTCCACGGCTCGAAGGCCCTGCTGGAGTTCACGGGGCTGGCGCTCTCGACCGTTTCGATGAAGGTGCGTCTGGACGCGTCCCTGGGGGTGGACCCGCTGGACGAGCTGGCGGACCTGCGGGCGATCCTGGAGCGCCACATGGCGGTGCCCTTCGTGCTGGACGGCGTGCCCCAGGGGGACGGCCTCTGGGTGCTGACCGCGCTGACGGAGGCGCACGAGGTGGTGGACGCGCGGGGGGCCCCCGTGGCCGTGGAGGTCTCCCTGAGCCTGAAGGAATACATCTGAAAGGGGGCGGGGGGAGATGGAGATCGACGTGACGGCGACGCTGGATGCGGTCGACTTCGCGCCGGCCAACGTGGTGGTGGAGATCGTCCAGAACGTCCGGACCATCTTCAGCACGGCGAGATACAGCGTGCCCCTGGACCGGCTCTTCGGCGTGGACGTCACGATGCTGGACCGGCCCACGCCCAAGGCGATGGCGGCGCTCCAGGCCGAGGTCGTCGCCGCGATCCACCGGTACGAGCCCCGCTGCCGCGTGACGCGGGTGAGCTTCGACGGGGACCTGGACGGGCGTCTCGTCCCGAAAGTGAGGATCAAGATCGATGAAGAGCGAATTGTTTCCTGGTCTGGCTGATATCGCGTTCGCGGAGCGGGACCCCGCCGCCATCGAGGCGGCGATCATCACGGCCTACGAGGACCGCTCCGGACGCACCCTGGCGAAGGGCGACCCCGTGCGGCTCCTGCTGGAGTCCGTGGCCCTCTACATCATCCAGCAGCGGCATCTGATCGACTTCACGGGGAAGCAGAACACCCTGGCCTACGCGGAGGGGGACTTCCTGGAACACCTGGGGGCGCTCCTGGCGGTGTCCCGCCTGGCCCCGGCCAGCGCGGTGACGACGCTGAAGTTCACCCTCTCCGACGCGATGCCCCAGGCGGTGGTGATCCCGGCGGGAACGCGCGTGACGCCGGGCGGGGGGGGCGTCCTCTTCGCCACGGTGGAGGACGTCACGGTCCCCGCCGGCGCGACGGAGGCCCTGGCCGCCGCCCAGTGCACCGAGCCGGGCGCGGCGGGCAACGGCTTCCTGCCCGGCCAACTGCGGAAGATCGTGGACCCCTTCCCCTGGGAGATGTCCGTGGCGAACGTCACGCAGACCTCCGGGGGCAGCGACGAGGAGAACGACGAGAACCTGCGCGAGCGCATCCAGCTCGCCCCGGAGAGCTTCAGCGTGGCGGGCCCGCGCGGCGCGTATGAGTACTGGGCGCGGTCGGCGCACCAGGACATCATCGACGTGGCGGTCATCGGGCCGCCGGACCTGGAGCCCGGCTACGTCGAGATCTATCCCCTCATGAAGGGCGGGGAGCTCCCGGAGCCGGATATCGTGCAGGCGGTGCTGGACGTCTGCAACGCCGACGACATCCGACCGCTCACGGACTGCGTTTCCGCACATGCGCCCAAGGCCGTGAGCTACGCGCTGGACGTGACGTACTGGATCGACCGGGCGCGGGCCACGCAGGTGTCCGAGCTCCAGGCGGCGGTGGAGGCGGCGGCCTCGGGCTGGATCGCCTGGCAGAGGGGGAAGCTGGGCCGGGACCTGAACCCCAGCGAGCTGGCCCACCGGATGGTGGCCGCCGGGGCGAAGCGGGTGGACATCGCCAGCCCCGCCTTCACGGTCCTGCGGGCCTCCGAGGTGGCGATCCCGTCCAGCGCGGCGGTGACGTTCGGGGGGCTGGAAGATGGCTAGGGACCTGCACGAGCTCACGATGCAGGAGATCCTCCCCGGCTCCATCGCCCAGGACGCCGCCGTCCAGGGCATCGCCGCCGCGTCAGATCCGGAGCTCCAGGCGGCGACCAGAGACATCCGGGAGGCGCTCATCCTGGCCCGCATCGACGAACTGCCCGAGGCGGTGGTGGACATCCTGGCGTGGCAGTTCCACGTGGACCTGTACGAGCCGGGGCTGCCCCTGGACGTGAAGCGGGCGCTGGTGAAGGGCTCCATCCCCTGGCACCGGAAGAAGGGCACGAAGTGGGCGGTGCTGCGGGCGCTGGAGGGCTTCGGGCTGGAGGCCACCATCGCGGAGTGGTTCGAGCCCGGCGTGGGGGGCCGTCCCCATACCTTCTCCGTCACGGGCTTCTACCGCGACGACCCGGACAACGTCTTCTTTTTGGGCCCGGACACGGAGGGGATCCTCATGCGCGCGGTGGAGGTGGCGAAGCCCGTGCGGAGCTGGCTCCTGCACCTCTCCGTATCGCCGCCGCCGACGGACTTCACGACGCACCTGTGCATCTGGGACTGGGACACATGGGACCACGGGCGGGCGCAGGAGTACGAGTTCGGCTCGCTGTCGCCGGTCCTGGGCGTGGGGGAGCTGGACCCGCTGCTGGAGCTGGCGGCCACGATCTGGCGCGCCACCGGCGCGGTCTGCGACCGGGGGGCGGTCTGGGACTGCGTCCGATGGGAGGACGCGCTCCCCTCCGCGCGGGCGGAGCTCATCGCCTCCGGGCTGGGGCGGGCGTTCTTCGCGTCGCTGGACTGGGGCGCGGTGGGGCCGCCGCCACCGGGGTGGAGCGAGCGGCACGATTGGGACCACGGCTGGACCTGGGACGAGACGACCGAGGAAACGGCCTCGGCGACCGGGTTTCTCTATAAGGAGGTCGAGTAGATGGCGATCATGACGCTGGCCGCGCGGGTGGAGCTGGCGCGGCAGCTCTTCGAGATGCCCCTGCACATGGCCCTGGGCCTGGGGGGCGAGGGCTGGGGCGAGACGGCCCCGGCGGTGGACTACGGGGCCACGGCCCTGGCGCGGGAGATCGGACGCAAGGCCGTCTTCCGGAAGTTCTACGTCACGGAGGACGACGCGGGGGAGCTGGTCCTGCCCGGCGACCGGCGCTTCACCACCTCCCTGACGCCCACGCGCCACATCTACGTGCAGTTCATGTTCGATTACGGCGATGGCGTGGGCGGGGCGATCCGCGAGATGGGGCTCTTCGCCGGGACGGTCCCGAAGGCGGGGCTCCCGGAGCACCAGACGTACTTCACGCCCGAGGAGCTGGACGACGCGGGGACGCTCATCACCCTGGAGCACCCGGATACGCCAGATACTTTCACGCCCCAGAAAAAGGGGACGTATGAAGAAGTCATCACGATATAGGAGGGAGGCGGGAGCATGACCTCGGAGGAGCTGAAGAGCCTGGTGGGACATCCGGATTTCTACGACCGCTGGGCGAAGGAGGACCTGTGGGACTTCCTGGCCGTCATCAGCGGGCGGGCCTTCCAGGGCGCGGAGATCAACGAGATCCAGCACGTCCTGGACGAGAAGATCAGCGCGCTGGGCCGGACGCTGTACGCGGACGGCACGGTCATCGAGGGCTGCGACATCGCCATCGACCCCGACGCGGGCGTGGCGGACCTGGGCGCGGGGAAGGTGGCCCTGGACGGGAAGATCCGCGGGGTGGAGGCCGCCCGCCTGAACATCCCCGGCGGGGACGCGCGGGTGGGCATCTGGCTCAAGGCCCGCGTCATCACGGAGAAGGAGGACGGCAGCTTCCTCAGCCCGGCGGTGGGCATGGGCGAGTACCGGAAGCCGGGGGCCTACCGCATCGTGGTGACGGCGGAGTGGGGCCTGGACGGCGAGGGCCTGACCGCCCCCTTCTACGCGATCTACCGCATCACGAACTGGCAGGTGTCCAACCAGTACTACGGCGAGAACACGCCGGAATGGCTGGACGCCCTGGCGCGGTACGACCGGGACAGCAACAGCCACTACGTGGTCGAGGGCCTGCGGGTGACGGCCCTGCCCAACGCGGACAGCGCCGACGACGGCGTGAAACAGACGTATTCCATCAGCGAGGGGCTGGCCCACGTGCGGGGCTACGAGGCGCGGCTGTCCCACGCGGTGCGCCTGGTGGTGGAGGAGGACGCGGACCTGTACCAGGTGCAGAGCGAGGCGCACCAGTACGACAGCGCCGGGGGCCAGGCCGTCATCCCAGTGCATCAGACGCCCATCGAGGCCATCGCCAGCGTGCGCGTGACGAAGGAGCGCACCGTGGAGCTGACGCATGGGAGCTACACCGGATGCAGCGACGACCTGCCCGATACCAGCGTGATCAAGATCGTCTCGGTGGTCCAGGGCGGCACGACGTACACCGACGGCACGGACTTCCAGCGCAACGCCAACCGGGTGGACTGGTCCCTGATGGGGGCGGAGCCCGCGCCGGGCAGCCGGTACACGGTGGTCTACCACTACCGGACCAACGTGACGCCGGACGCATCCGACGCCACGAGCCTGACGCTCTCGGGCCTGGTGGAGGGCTCGCTGGTGGAGCTGGATTACACGTACCGGATGCCCAGGCGGGACAAGATCGTGATCTATAAGGATTCGACGGTGGCGCTGGTGAAGGGCGTCCCGCACCGCTACGCGCCGGTCCTGCCCGCGACGCCATCAGACGCGCTCTGCCTGGCGGAGGTGGAGCAGGGCTGGGTGGGGCTGCCGAAGGTGTCGAACGTGGCGGTGCAGGCCGTGCGGATGGACGACCTGAACGAGATGCAGGAGGGCATCCGCGCCCTGTACCGGAACGTGGCCAGCCTGAAGATGCAGCTGGACGCATCCTTCTCGGCCCCGACCAGCGCCGACAACGTCTTCGTGGACCCGCTCTTCGACGACGACATGCGGGACGCCGGCACGCCCCAGACGGCGATGATCGCGGGCCAGGCCCTCCAGCTCCCGATGGAGATAGCCTTCCAGACGCTGGAGACGGGCCGCGACCTGGCCCTGGCGTCCTCCCCCGTGCCCCTGATCGTGCAGGAGCAGCACACCAAGTGCATGAAGGTGAACCCCTACCTGGCCTTCGACCCCATGCCCGTCCAGGTGGGGCTGACCCCTGCGGTCGACCGCTGGACGGACACGGCCCGCGCCAGGGAGATCATCAACGCCGCCGAGCTGGACGCGCTCCAGGCCAGGGCGACGGCGTTGCGGAAAGTGAACAGCGGCTGGACCCTGGGGCTGGTCACCGTTGGGCAGGGGACCGTCCTGACCGAGGACGCGGAGGGGACGCTGCGCCAGATCGACGTGGCCCTGAGCGCGGCGGGCTTCGGCCCCGGCGAGGGCCCCATCGCGCTGACCTTCGACGGGCTCCAGATCCCCTACATCGGGGAGGACCACGCGGACGCGGGGGGGAAGTGGACCTGCACCTTCACGATACCGGCGGGCGTCCCCACGGGATCCCGCCTGGTCCACGTCGAGGGCCCCCACTCCCAAGGGGACGCGATCTTCGTCGGCATCCGCAACATCTCGACCGCCGTGACGCGCCTCCGGTATTCCGTCTTCCGGGCCGCCCCCGTCGATCCCCTGGCCCAGACCTTCATGCTGAACGAGGACCGCCACGTGGCGGGGGTGGATTTCTGGCTGTGTCAGAACGGCGTCTCCCGCCTGCGCGTGGAGATCCGCGAGACCGACCTCGGCTTCCCGACCCAGGACGTGGTGGCCCAGTGCGTGCTGGACCCGGCGGACATGAACGCGGGGGCCTGGAACCGCGCGATGTTCGAGACGCCGGCGCTCCTCACGGCGGGGACGATGTACGCGATCACGCTCCTCTCGGATACGTCCGATCACGAGGTGGGCATCACGGAACTGGGCGACTACGACACGGAGACGGGCTGGGTGCGGTCCCAGGCGTACCAGACGGGGGTGCTGCTGTCCAGCTCCAACGCGAACACCTGGACAGCGCACCAGAGCGCGGACCTGGCCTTCCGGCTGCTGGGGGCGGATTTCCCCGAACATCGCCAGGCCGTGGAGCTGGGGACCCTGGACCTGACCGGGATGACGGACATCCTGGCGATGGCGGAGGTGGAGACCACCAGCGCCGCCACGGGCGTGACCTTCGTCCTCCGGAAGGAGGGCGCGGAGGTGGCCCGGATGCAGGCCTGGCAGGGCATGAGCTTCGCCGAGCCCCTGGACGGGGCCCACACGCTGGAGGCGGAGCTCTTCGGCGACGCGAAGTATTCCCCCATCCTGGGGCGCGATCCCCAGGTGATGCTGGGCAAGGTCGGGACCTTCGGGGACTACGTCTCCCGCGCGTTCAAATGCGGCGCGGGGAAGCGGGTGATGGTCACCACTTCCGACTACGCCCCCGTGGGGGCGACCGTGAAGGTGTACGTGGAGACGGCCTCCGGCGTCTGGACCGAGGCGGCGGCCTCCACGTCGGAGCCCATCGGCGACGGGTGGTATCGGGACGTGCGCTTCGTCCCGTGCGATCTGGCGCAGACGCGGCTGAAGATCGAGCTGACCGGCGGGCCCGGCGCGAGGCCGATGGTGACGGACATCAGCGCCGTCGTCCTGCCCGCGTGACGTGCGCCCGATGGAAGGAGATGATGGAGGATGGCCGATGTGACCGCGACGCCGGGGATGGACCCGGCCCCGGAGGCGCTGGTGGACGACCGGACCGCGCGGGGCTGGCCCCTGCCGCACCGGCGGAACAAGATCGCCACGGACAACGAGCGCCTGCGCGCGGCCCTGTCCAGCATCGACACGGAGCTGACGGCGGCTGATACCTTCGCCGCCGCCACGGACAGGGAGCTGGCGCGGTACGAGGCGGCGACGGACGAGACGCTGGCCCAGCACCGGACGGAGCTGGACGCCCTGGACCGCGACAAGGCGAACGAGGCGTCGGTGTCCCAGCGCTTCGAGAGCCTGGGGGCGTCGGTCCAGTTCAACTTCGACACGCTGTGCCACGACGACCTGCATGAGATCGACACCGGCACCTACCGCCACCTGACGCATGCGCAGCAGGCGGCGCTCCCGGCGGGGCTGTCGGCCAGCAACCGGTTCGTGGCCGAGGCCCGCGTCATCGCGGAGGTGGACCTGGGCGCGGCGGCCCGGACGGCATCGGCCCGCATCCCGGACGGCATCGGCCTCTGGGCCAGCGTGAAGGGCCTGGGCATCTTCCGGCTGGACCGGGCGTCGGCGGAGCTCCCGGACGGCGAGACCTGCATCCTGCCCGCGTCCGGCTCCGGGCGCTGGCTCCTCCAGGCCCCGGCCCCGGAGGAGGCCGTGGCGATGGCCGAGGACATGCTGGTGGACACCGTGTGGGTGGCCGCTTCGGGGACCATGAGCATCTACCAGAGGTCCAGCGCTTACAAAGAATACAACATCGGGGCGGAGGGCTGGCGGCTGCTGGGCGTGATCCCCCCGGCGGGGCTGGCGGTCGGGTGGTCCTACACCGTGAGCGGGACGACGGTGAAGATCACGTTTTACAACGACACGGACGCGCAGATATCGGTGCCCCCACCGACCTTCGGCTTCACCGTGCTGTCCGCCAAGAGCCTGTCGGTGCGGGGGCGGCGGCTCATGAACTGGCTCCTGCGGGCGCGCCCATCGGCGGCGGATGTCGGGGGGGCGATGACGTCCCTCCCCGAGGCGCGGAGCGCCCTGGCGGAGATCGGCGCCAGCGCGAACTGGACCTCCCGCGTCGTGTGGGACGCGGCGGCGCTGGCCGCCGTGGGGGGATCGCGGGCGGCGACGGCGGCCCTGTTCTCGGGGAAGGCCGCGCAGGACGCGCTCATAGCGGGGCTCAACGCGACGGAGGCCAACGCCCCCGGCACGCTCTACGTGCGGCTGTCGAGCTCCCGGGCCGCCATGGAGGGGATCTTCTTGGACCACGACGACATGGCCGCACGGATCATGAGCATGCGCGCTACCTATACCCTGCTGGCCCGCCCGCTGGGGCTCGATGTGATGTTCCGGGACACGTGGTGGGCGTCGAACTTCCAGAGCTTACGGGATCCTAGCTGGTATCTCGACACACACTACGTAGCGCAGGCGCTGATCGCCTCGGGCTGGACGCGGCGGGAGCACCTCGAGGGCGATACCAGCAGTGGAGCTAGCGACATGCAGATCGCGGCGGCCCTCCGTGGGGCCGAAGGGGTCGTCTTCATCTGTGTGGGGAACATGAGTGGAACCTCTACCATGACCTGCACCTTAAGAAAAAACGCCGTGAACGGGATGGCCCTGACATCCCAGATCAGCGTGAGCCAGACCGCCGAGGCGAGGCGGCAGTACTACGAGACGAACAACGTCATGGCCTATGCCCCCCACGCCATCGTCCACGCGTCCGTGCCCGTCTACATGGGCGGGGGGAGAGGGTCCTGGGTGGCGGACCTCTGGGTCCCGCCGGCGAGCTAGGAGGCAGCACGATGAGCTATATCCTGTGGCACGAGGAATGGGGGCCCCTGATGCGCGTGGACGCGGACCGGAAGACGGCCCGCCTGCGCGAGGGGGAGATGGCGATCCCCTGCGAGGAGGGGGCGGACCCCGGCGACCGGGAGCGCTGGGCGCGGGAGGCCGAGGAGTGGAAGGCCCGCGTCCCCACGATCGAGGAGCTCCGGGAGGACAAGCTGGACGAGCTGGCGGCGGCCCGATGGGCGGCGGAGGTGGGCGGCGTGAGCCTGGGCGGCATGACCATCCGCACGGACCGGGAGAGCCAGGCGCTCATCACCGGCGCGGCCCTCCAGGCGATGATGGACCCGGAGTACAC